ATTACACATTGAAACATTTCATAGAACGTGTTAAAATATACGATGAAGAAAAGTTTGAATATAAATTTTACAACATCGAGCTAAAATGACAGAACCATCCGTAAAAATTGTCCGACTACAATCAGGTGAAGATATTATTGCAGGCTATCTAGAAGATAATGATTCAGAGATTGTTTTGTTGGATAACCCCATGCATTTGATTTTTAAAAGAACTCCACGTGGAACGGTAATGATGATGATGCCATGGTTGCCAATTGAGTTAATTAAAGATAATATAGCAACTATCTACACAACGGACATTTTAACTGTAGTTGAACCAAAAGAAATGCTGATAGAGTATTACGGCAATTTAATTAATCACGAACAGTTGAAAGCTATTAGAGACAATACGCTACAAGAGAATTTACAAGAGCGTATTGACGATATGAATGATATAGAAGAACTTGATGTAGATGAGTATGATGAACCAGAAGAACTAACAAAAGAAGACATGGAACAAATTATGTCTTTGAAGCGTAAAGGTAGATTGCATTAATGGAATACAATGAAAAGAATTTAGATTTGGTGTCTAAGATGATAGTTAAGAATCTTACACCAGATTTGTTACCAAAGAAGTGGGTTGAAAGAAATTCTACTAACCCAATGTTTGGTCATTGCCATACTGCATCTGCTTGCTTACAGAAAGTTTTTGGTTCAAAGAACATTAAATTATACCGTGCAATTGACGATGAAGACATTTGGCATTGGTGGGCAGTCGATAAAAAAGGTAAACTTATTGATTTGACTTCTGACCAATACTATTCTGTAGGTAGAACTCCTCCGTATGATGCAGGCGAGAAGTCTTCGATGTTAGGATTTGGATATCGAACCCGAGTGTTACAACTACTGGATAAGGTATCTAATGAATTATCATCAAACGGAACACCGCTACTTTAACAGTTGTCAAGAGCATTGTCAAGCAAAAAATGAGGCAAATATGAGTGATAAAAAAACAAAACATTATGTGAACAACGGAGACTTCCTAGAAGCTCTAATCAAATACAAAGAGGCTTGCACAGAAGCATCTAAAGAAAAGAAACCTGAACCACAGATACCGAATTACATTGGTGAGTGTTTCTTAAAGATTGCAGAACATCTTTCTCGAAAACCCAACTTCATCTCCTATTCCTTCCGTGATGAGATGATTGCAGACGGCATTGAAAACTGCCTGATGTATTTCAGAAATTTTGACCCTGACAAGTCCAAAAATCCATTTGCCTATTTTACGCAAATCATTTACTATGCATTTCTTCGCCGTATTATGAAAGAGAAAAAACAACTCTATGTCAAATACAAGGCAACAGAACAATTTGGTATACTTGATGAGTTTGAAATGTATGAAGATTCAGATGGTCATATGAGGCAATTTGAATTGTATGAAAACATTTCGGAGTTTATCCAAAACTTTGAAGAAAATAAAAAGAAGAAAAAAGAAGGCAAGTCAAAAGGCCTTGAAAAATTCATAGAAGAAGATTTGCCTGAAGAACCATTGACAAACATTTGAAACTGTGTTACTATCTTGAAAAGGAGCATCAATGAATAAAGATAAAATTCAACATCATATTTCCCATTTACAAGAAAAACATGATGAGTTGGATGCCCGAATAATTAAGGCAATCAAAGGCCACGGAGATGAACACATCATTAAGGTACTAAAGAAAGAAAAGTTGGCCCTTAAAGATGAAATTGAAGGTTTCAAAAAACAAATAGCATGAAAATTTGTATTCTAGGTGATACGCATTTTGGTATGCGTGGTGATTCGTTGGAGTTTCACCGTTATTATAAAAAATTCTACGATGAAGTATTTTTCCCGTATCTAATCGAAAACAAGATAGATACGGTTTTTCAGCTTGGTGATTTGTTTGACCGCAGGAAGTTTATCAACTTCAATTCGTTGTATCTGTGTCGCAAATATTTCTTTGATAAACTCCGTGACAACAATATTTCACTTCACACATTACTAGGTAATCACGATGTTGCCTTTAAAAATACGCTTGAGGTGAATTCAACCAGTTTGTTATTGCAAGAATATGAAAACATTACAATCTATGATGAGTTTGATTCTGTATCATTTGATGGTGTGGAAATTGATATTGTTCCTTGGCTTTGTGCAGACAACCAAGATGAAATCTTCACAAAGATAAAAGATAGTAAGAATCAACTTTGTTTCGGGCACTTTGAGATTGATGGGTTTGAAATGGACCGAGGTAATGTTTGCCACGGTGGTATTGACAAACAACCATTAAACAAGTATGATATCGTGTTGACTGGCCATTTTCATCATAAATCAAATGATGGACATATCTACTATGTTGGTACACCGGGAGAAATGACTTGGGCTGATTATAATGACCCAAGAGGTTTTCATATATTCGATACTTCAACGAGAGAGTTGGAGTTTATTCAGAATCCATATCGTATGTTTCATAAAATCACATATGATGATGGCACACAAGATTTTGAATACTGGAAAACATATGACTTTGCTACAATGAAAGAAACATATGTGAAGGTTGTTGTACTGAACAAACAGAATCCTTACCTGTTTGATAATGTGATTGATAATCTTTATAAAGCTGGTGTATCAGACATTTCAATCGTTGAAGATTTTACTGATATTGTTATTGAGAATGACCAAGAACTGATTGACCAAGCTGAAGACACTATGACCATCTTGTCTAAGTATATTGATAATTTGACTTTGAATGTTGAGGGTGAGAAACTTAAAACTCTAATGAGAGAACTCTACATTGAGGCTTTGAATACAGAAACTACTGAATGATTATATTTCGTTATGTTCGTTGGAAGAATTTACTTTCAACTGGTAATTACTTTACTGAAATTAAACTTGACAACAACCAAAACACTTTAGTTGTTGGTGAGAACGGGTCTGGTAAATCAACAATGCTTGATGCATTGTGTTATGGCCTGTTCGGCAAAGCCTTTCGTAATGTCAACAAACCAAATCTTCTAAACTCTATCAACGGCAAAGACTGTGTTGTTGAGGTTGAGTTCGATGCCAATAATAAATCTTATAAGATTGTTCGTGGTATTAAGCCGAACAAGTTTGAAATCTATTGTGATGGTGACTTGTTAAATCAAGATGCAGCTGTAAGAGACTATCAGGAATACCTTGAGAAGTTTATTTTAAAACTGAATTACAAATCATTTACACAGATTGTAATTCTTGGTTCAGCATCATTTGTACCTTTCATGCAATTGTCTGCCGCAGACCGTAGAGCAATCATCGAAGACTTATTGGACATTCAAATCTTTTCTACGATGAATGGTCTATTGAAAGATAGATTGACAAATAATAAAGACTTGATGGCTCAAAAGAAGTCTGATATGGAATTGGCTCAACAAAGACATGACATTCAGGAAAAGCACATCAAGAGTTTGAAAGAGAACAACGAGAATAAGGTAACAGAATATGTTGGTGAGATACAACTCAATAAGAGTACTATACAAACCTTACATGATGAAATTGCTAACCTCTCCTCACAAGTCGAAACACATCAAAATGTGGTGGCAGAGAAAACTGTGGTTGAGAGTAAGGTCAAACAACTTACGAAACTTGAATCGCAAATTGAAAGCAACATATCCAAATTTCGAAAGGATATCAGTTTCTTTACACACAATGATAATTGTCCAACGTGCAGGCAAACCATTGCCTTGGGGTTTAAAGAAACGGAACTTACCAATCTTTCCGATAAAGTTGAGAAATGTGAACACGGCTTGACAGAGCTCGAGCAGAAATTACTTGCTGAGCAAAACAAGTTAAACTCTATTGCTGAGATTCAGAAAAAAATTCAGACAATACAGATTGATATTGCTACCAAAAATACTACAATTACGGAAACAAACAAATATATTTCCAAATTGGAAAAAGAGATTGAATCTCTTAAGCAATCAAAGGTAACGACAGAAAAAGAAGAACAAGACCTGAAAGAATTAAAGGGTTCTCTGTCTCAACTGCAAGCAGAGTTGAAAGAATTAATACAAGAAAAAACATATTACGAAGTCGCTTCTGGTTTGTTGAAAGATACTGGAATTAAAACCAAGATTATTAAACAGTATTTGCCAATTATTAATAAGCTGGTCAACAAGTATTTAGCGTCTTTGGATTTCTTTGTGAATTTTAACCTTGATGAATCATTCAAGGAAACAATCAAGTCAAGGCACCGTGATGATTTCACCTACAATAACTTTAGTGAGGGTGAGAAACAACGAATTGACATGGCATTGATGCTGACCTGGCGTGCAGTTGCTAAGTTGAAGAATTCTTCAAACACCAATCTATTGATACTTGATGAAGTGTTTGATTCTAGCCTTGATGCAAATGGTACAGAAGAACTAATGAAGATTCTTCATATGCTTGAGGGTGTAAACCTGTTTGTTATTTCCCACAAGGGTGATATTTTACAAGACAAGTTTGCAAATGTGATTCGATTTGAAAAGGTAAAAAACTTTAGTAGGATTGTTAAATGAGAGAACTAAGTAAATTTTTCGGTGAGAAGACCGAAGCAACAGTATATAAAGATGAAACTGGTTACTTTACGACAACAAAGAGTGCCACTGGTATATACTATACGGCTAAATTTGTAAGTGAAGAAGATGCGGAAGCTTTCGCAGAAGATTGGGTGAATAAAGATGAGTGAAGTTATTACAATTGATACCGGTTCTGGTATCATCAAAGAGGAAAAAGTAGAGTTACTGCCTGTGTTTAGTGACAATCTACCAATGTTATCTGAGCCTATTCCAGAGTATGTTCATGCTTTGCCAAATCCACAGATGACCAAGTTGGTTCAACAATTGAAACTAACGATGAAAGAATATTCTGGTCTTGGTCTTGCTGCAAACCAATGCGGTATATTCCAAAGAGTATTTGTCATCGGTACAGACCAGTTTCAAATTGCCTGTATCAATCCTAAAATCATATCTGCATCGGCAGAAGTTGAGAAAACACCTGAAGGTTGCCTCTCTTTTCCTGCATTAACACTTAAAATAGAAAGACCTAAATCTATTGATGTAGAATTTACTACCGAAAATGGTGAGGTGAAACAGATGAGATTAGATGGACTGACTGCCCGTTGTTTTCAACATGAGTTAGACCACCTGAATGGGATTAAATTCACTAAGCATGTCGGAGAGACAACGATGTTGTTAGCTCGACAACGACAAGCTAAGATGATGAAGAAATTTAGAAAATACGAGAAAAACAAATAATGAGTTATACGTTTGACCCAAAAGACGATGTAGAAACACAATGGAATAAATGGTCTGAACACAATGAAGAACCTGCGATTCTGGCCGATGAATGTCTGCGTGATAAGATTATCAAAGACCTAACATTTGTTTCACAGATGGATGTTAAAGAGTACACACTATATCAAAAGTGGTGTGAAGTACAGGACAAATATCCATCTATCGTTGTCAATGATTTGTGGGAAGGTGAGACAAGAGTTCTTGCTGATGAGGGTCAACGTCGTGCTATTGCAGAAGTAAAATCTAATTTTTGGGTGCCTGAAACACCTGAAGATTACTTAAACCTGCAACCTGAAATGCTCTACACAAACAAAGAGGCAGACCTGCCTGAATTGTGGAATTGTATTCGTACCTTTTCTTCTACAATGAAGAATAACTCCAACATTGGTCGTAATCTCAATTTTGTTATTCGTGACAAAGTAACCAAGAAATATCTTGGTGTTATCTGTATCAGTTCAGACTTCCTTGACCTAACACCCCGTGACAATCACATTGGTTGGCCTAGAGAGTTAAAGACACAAGGTGGTATGATTAATCATTCTGCGATTGGTTCTACAATTGTTCCATTACAACCTCTTGGTTTCAATTATGTTGGTGGTAAACTACTAGCGTTGTTGTGTCTTGCCGATCCTGTGCAAGAAATGTGGAAGAAACTTTATGGTGACACACTTGTTTCGGTAACAACTACATCATTGTATGGTCGAACAAAGGCTGATGGTCTTTCACAGTATGATGGTCTAGACCACTGGCAGAAAATGGGTTTCACCGCAGGTTCTGTATCATTTGAACCTGAGAAAGAAACTCGCTATGAGATTCGTGATTGGCTTCGTGCTAAACATACTCGCAAATATTTTGAATGGTATGTTGCGAAGAAACCAAGTGGACAACCACACAAGCGTGACCACAAGAATCGCTCACTACAATTTGTGTATAGTAAACTAAACATTCCTAAAGAACTGATTCGTACTGACCATGCCCGTGGCATTTATTGGTCACCTTTGTATGATAACTCAATTGATTATCTAAACAAACGAATTGAAGATAAAGACTTGATTAAATCATTTGACACAAGTGTTGAATCATTGGTTGATATTTGGAAAACCAAACATGCAAAACCACGCATCAAACAATTGGTTAAAAAGGGTCGTAATAATAATGATACCCTTTTCTATGATGACTTATGTTACCTGACATGGGAACAGGCAAAAGATAAATATCTTTGCCAAGTTGGTCGATAAAACGCTTGACAAAGTACATATATAATTATATAATAAACACAAATGCGGAGAGTCCGAGACAGCCTATCCCAATAGGCAGACAGGTTTAACTCCTGTTATCCGCTCCATCCTCTTATCCCTATTGACTTCCAGACTGTTGCTTTTACGCAACAGGGGGTTGACAAATCGGCCAGTTCTGTTATAATAGTCCTATAAATCGTAATAGGATATCTAAATGACAACTTTTACTGCCGAACAAAAATCACAGCTTGCCAAACT